ACATACGCAGCCGTTAAATATTACTATAAATACTGTGTACGACCCACAGTTAGACCATTTCGAATAAGTGCTACGGATTTTAAAAAATTTGATTTTTCAGCAACGTCTAAGGCAGGACATTATTTTATAAAATCAGGACATGTTTATGAGGATAGAGATGTGAAAGTGCGCTATACTCAAAATCCAACGAGACAACAATGTAACCATTTAGAATTAAGAAATTTATCAGTAATTTTTGGAAGAGCGATAAATTGTGCAAAGAAAGGAATGGTGCCAATACAGAAGCCTTTATTTCCTGGCGTGACAACAGCGCGAGTGAAGGATCAATTTGTCAATTTGTATGTAGAAGAAGGGACTCCCCCAGAGGAGTTTTCGACAAAGGGTAGGGTGTTCTTTAACCCTAAAGACCTTCAAATTAATAGAATATTTAAGATGAGACATAATGAGCGAACATATTACCCACGGAGTTTTCCGTCTCCGCGGGGAGAACGAGGTATGTTTATAAATTTTAGAAATGATATTGGTCAAAAATGGATTTATGGAGGGGCGCATTTGAAATATTTGTCATTGAGAGGAGATCTAGGAGATAAGTACGAAAGGGTAATCACAGAACGCGGTGATATAACCTATAAGTGGAGAGAAGCTGGTACTCAAATGTATGGCGAATGGGATGTTTCAGCTTTTGATTTGTCCATTTTGTCGCCGATGTTGATGATGTATTTCCATAGTGCAAGATATTGGGTGTTGGAAGAAGATAATTGGCAATTTAGGTTTTTTCTTTACATGTTGGAATATGCTGCAGAAGCAATAGCGTCAAATTGTGTTCAACATTTTAAAGATTTTTTATTAGTTGTAGGAATGATGCCTTCAGGTTCGTCTGAGACATCGCATGGAGATACATGGATTATGCTTATTTTTTTTGTTTTGACATTTATCTTTCATGTAATATCTGTAGTAGACGCATCTGTTCGTAAGGAAATTATATCAAACTTATTTGATGTGTTGATAATAGCATTGGCGTATGGAGATGATTGTAATTATTCGTATCCTAGAAAATTAAAAGATTATATTGGAGTTCATCCTCTTTCTCAATTTGCGGCATCGGCCTATGGTGCTAAGTTGAGAAATGTACAAGAACATACGTCATTAATGACTTATACAACATATAGTAAGAGTTTGGGTGTAACAGGTTTTGTTTATAAAGGACCGATTTATTTAAAACGTTATTACGTGTGGGATCATAACTTTAGAAAGAAAGGTATATGTCAGGTGTTACCATGGAGAGCAACTGAAGCTTATCGATGGCGATTAGCTATGCCAAAAAAACCGAGTGGTAGTTTGATTGAATCTGTGCCAAGGTTGATTGGTTTAGTTTATGATACAATGGGAGTAGATAAGACTCAGTATAGATTAATTAAAGATTTTTATGTTAAAGTTATGAGGTAATTG